GCGCGTGTAACATTGGAAGGCTCACCCCGCGAAGCTCCATCATGCGGCGACTCATGTCGACCGCGAAGACGACCCTGCAACCGGCAAGGCAGGCATTAGGCTTCGAAAATGGAAAAAGAGACCGCGAAAGGTGTCCGCAATTAGACGACCCATGTCTCCGGTACGAAACGTTACCCATGTGTCCGGGCTGGACACCCTTGAATTTGGTTGCGGGGGCTGGATCTAATCTTCACTTGCTGCCCGAGCAAGTAAAGATGGTTGCGGGGACCGGCGTCGATCATAACTTGCAATCGACGCCGGTAAAGATGGTTGCGGGAGCAGGATTTGGTCGACGCAGTACGATCCTGAGAGCGATCGCCGCCTAACCCCCCTTGCGCGCGCCGCCGGCGCGCAATCAGACATCATTCCGCATCACGCCCGCCCGGCCCCACCTCGGCGGGCGATTTTTTTTCGACACGCTCCATTTTTGGCGGGCGGCCGTCCAGTCTCCCAGCAAAGGGGGGTATGTGCGAAACCGTCTCACATTTCTCACATTGGCGGATTTCTGCGGGTTTGCGACCTAATATTTTTCTCACATCGGTCTAATATTGTGCGACCAATGTTTGATAATATTTTGATTTTAAAAACATAATATTATCAATGACATAAGGTTGAGGCTGGCAAAAAATGAGGCGATGTGAGACGGGAAGTCTCATATAGAAATCCTTGGATTTCTGCGGGTTTGCGCCGCCCCCTCGGGGCGATGTGAGAAATATTAGACGGTTCCGCACCCCCCTCCCGTCCCCGGGCTGCACCGCCACCCGGGCCCCATGCATCAAAATCGAGAAAAAAGGCGAAAGCGGAGCGTGGGGGCGAGCGCGGCGCGGGGGGTCGGGCGGAGGCGTGTCCGCCCTCGGCTGCGGCGCATGGAGGCAGGGCAATCGGGTAGGGGGATTCCTCGCGGAACCCCCCTCCCACACCACCGGGCATACGTTCTACGTACCACGGCGGTTTCCGGTAATGTTCAACGCGGCGTGATGGTTGGCGAGGCTGACGAGTCCTTGGCGGTCGAACCATGCGATGGTCATGGCTTCGGCGGCTTGGGGGCTACCGGCCAGTCGCCACCATCCTTTTCCCGAAAGCGCCAGAACCCACGCGCGCCATTCCGGGACGCCGCCTTCCTGGAGGAAGGTGGCGATCGACATGGTTCGCTTGCATTGTTTCAGCCGGACGCAGCGCAGCTTTCGCCTGAGCCACGCGTCGATCTGCCTCAATGCGTGCTGGGCCTGGGCATGGCGGTAATATGTCACCCATCCCGTGGTAAAGGCGTTCACCTGCGCGATCATCGTCGTCAGGGCGATGCCCCGGTTGCGACGCGTGATGGCGCGCAGGCGCTCCTTCATCCGGGCGAGGCTGTTCGGCGCAATGCCGAGACGCCCGCCCTTGCCGAGACGGTGGCCGAGGAACTGGCGTTCCTCGACCGGTGCGACAGCGCTCTTCTCCCGGTTGACGCGGAGCTGGAGCCTGCCTTCGAGGAAGGCAGTCACCGACGCCATCACCCTTTGCCCCGCAGCTTGTGACCGAACGTAGATGTTGCAGTCGTCGGCATAGCGGCAGAAGCGATGACCCCGGCGTTCCAGTTCCTTGTCAAGATCGTCCAGCAGAAGATTGGCGAGCAGCGGCGAGAGCGGGCCGCCTTGCGGTGTCCCTTCCTGCCGTTCGGTGCACACGCCGTTCACCAGCATCCCCGCTTGCAAGAAGCGACGGATGATGGCGAGCAATCGCGTGTCGCCAATGCGCCGGGACAGACGGGCCATCAGGATGTCGTGGTTTACCCGGTCGAAGAACTTCTCCAGGTCGAGGTCCACGACAGTGCCATACCCGTCCGCCACATATTCCCGGGCCTGACGCAGCGCGTCATGAGCGCTGCGTCCCGGGCGGAACCCGTAGCTCGATCCCGAAAAGCCCGGGTCGAGCAACGGTTCCAGGACTTGTAAAATCGCCTGCTGCACCAAACGGTCCACCACCGTCGGGATGCCCAACTGGCGCATCCCTTTCCCGCCGGCCTTGGGGATTTCCACCCCGCGGACCGGCTGCGGACGATAGCTGCCGTCGAGCAGCGAGACGATCAGCCTTTCGCGATTATCCGCGATCCAGCCACGCAGGTCGGCAACGGTCATCCCGTCAGCGCCCGGCGCACCCTTGTTCGCTTTCACCCGCTTATAGGCTTGGTTCAGGTTGGCCGAACTCGCCACCTGCTCCATCATCATATGCGTCAAGGCGAGGGGCTCGGTCCATGCCGCAGGTGATTGCCGCTCCTCGCACGTCCCAGCGCCGGTTCCGCCTTTGCCAGATACGCCGTGGCGCAGCGATGCCTGCAAGATCTCATCGAAGAGATCCAGCTGCTTCCCGCTGCCTTGCTGCCGCTCCACACCCATCGAGTGAGCCAAGTCTTGCTCCTTGATTACCAGATTCAGCCCTTCGTCCGGTCGCCCGGACTACTATGGCCTCTGCTGACTTCTCCCAGCCCATCCTGCGACATTGCTGCCGCCGTACTCCGGTTCGTCCGGAGAGGCTGGGAGATCTCCCAGGGTAAGACGTTGATCCTTCACTCGGTCGCCGCCGGATTTACCTGCGCGCGTGTCTGTCTGAATATCGGGCGTCCCGGTCCACAGCCCAGTTACCCCACCGCATCGGCCTTATATCCGGTTCCTGTTCGTCAGCTCCGAGCTTTGCCTCCGGCTTCCTCCCCACCCCGCCTCGCGACGACGCAGTTGCCCTTGGCTAGCGGTTCCGTTCAGCCGGCCCGCAAAGGACTTGCACCTCCAACATCAACGCCATGCCTGGCACACTGAAAAAGGGGCCAGGCATCGCTGCCTAGCCCCGCCGGACGCCGCTGGGAGCGTGCTAGCGGCTGGTGATGATCAGTTCGGGGAAGGTGCGCCCCTTGTCGTTTCCATTGAGCGTGTAGCGCACGTCGACCTGCTCACATTTGAAATCGCCGAAGAGCTGGCGGATCGCTGGTGCGTCATTGATCGAGAGAATGAACCGGCCTTTGATACCGGCGAGCAGCTGGGCCATCTGTTCGAATTCCTCGCGGCGGAACATGCCGGGGCCATAGTCGCCCTCGCTGCCATAATAGGGCGGATCGAGATAGAAGAGCGTCCCGGGACGGTCCCACCGCCGGATGAAATCCGCCCAGGTAAGCCGCTCGATCGTCACCGACGCCAAGCGATCGTGGATCGCTTCCAGCATCGGCTGCAGCTTGGTGATGTCGAAGCGCGCGGCGTTCGCCGGGGACACGCCGAAATTGCGCCCGGCGACTTTCCCCCCAAAGGCCGTCCTCTGCAGGTAGAGGAAGCGCGCCGCGCGCTGCATATCGGTCAGCGTTGCGGGATCGACGGCCGCCAAGCGCTCGAATTCGGCGCGGCTGCTGATCTGAAACCGCATCATCTCGAGGAAAGCGACATAGTGGACCTGCAGGATCCGAAAGAAGTTATGAACCTCTGCCGACCAGTCGTTGATCACCTCGGCCTTCGGCCGTGCGTTGCGGCGAAAGAAGACGCCGCCCATGCCGACGAAGACCTCGGCATAGGTAACATGCGGGATTGAGCCGATCAAATCCGACAGGCGACGCGCCAGGCGCTTCTTGCCGCCGATATAGGGGGCGGCGGGCTTTATGGGCTCGACGGGCACCATTGCCGCCGGGGCAGTTGCAAGGCTGGACTCTCTCATTTTTGTTCCCTACTTGTTCCCCTGCCGAGTCGGCAGGCGGGACGATCCAGCCCCCTGTTTCATGAGCAGGATCGGTTTGACGTGGCGGCCGCCGCCGCCGGTGAGGGATGCGTAGGACCATCCCTTCCCCCGCCGTCGCCGGCGGGCGATGCCTTAGCCCGCGGGCGCAGCCATCCCCTTCCGCACATAGGGCCGGAAGGCGAAGGCCGGGACGCCGAGGCGATCGTTCATGCGGATGAATCGGCTGATCAGCGGCTGGATTTCATTGTCGAAGAAGACGTCCATCGCGCTGCGCACATCGCCGAATCCGCCGTTATTCTGGGGCACGATGCCGAGCAGCTGGGGCGGGACACGGTGCGCGGCGAGCAGATCGTCGCGCGTCAGGTTCTTAATGTTCGAAAATTCATCCTTCGCCGCGACCTCGGATAGGGGGATGACCTGCACCCCATCCTTCTTCCCATTTGGGATGTTGAGGAAGAGATTCTTGAAATTCCCGCGCCCCTTCGCATTTTTCAGCTGATCCTTGATATTATCCTTCGTCTCCTGGTCGGCGAGTGGTTCGGACAGGTAGAAGATGAAGCCGGCATGCGCGCCGTTGAGGTAGTAGCGGCGGCGGAAAAGCGTCGCATTTTCGTTCAGCAGCCCCGACTGCAGCGCGGCCAGCCATTCGGGAACGCCGTAAATCTCCTGAAGCACGTCCGGCTGCTGCAGCTGGTGGAGCTTGTTCTTGCGGAATTCATGCTCGACGCTGATCGGCCCCTGCACGAAAAACGCCGTCCCCGGCTCCACCCCCATGCGCGTCCATGCGGCCAGGCTATGGCGGAACGACATCGCCCGCCCGCCCAGATTGTCGATCTGCTCGAGATAGCCGTTGCCCATCTGCAGGAAGTCGAGCGCGAACCGCTCGAAATTGTCGCTGTCCAGCCAGCGCGTCGGCGCGAAATGCTCGACCAGCAAATTGACCTTGAAGCCGATCGCGCTGCGATGGTGCGACGACATGTTGAACGCCTTGCCGAGGCTGACCATCGGCAGCGGCGTTTCATACCAGCGGCCATTGTGCCAGATCTCGAAATAGGTCCACAGGTCGCGCGCGCCGATGACGCTGTCCGGCTCGCCGAAAGTGAAGATCATCGGGGCCGCGCCGCTTTCGGTCGTGTCGATCGTGGTCAGCTCATTCATGGCAGGATCCTTTGCCGTCATTCAAAGAAGAAGGCCTCGCCCTGCCCGGCGACAGCTTCGCTGCCGTCGAGCGGCTCGACCAAGAGGGAATGGAGAATCGACCAGGCGATGTCTGCATGGCCGACCTCGCCGTTGCGGGCGGCGACATAGGTCACCTGCTTGCCCGATTTTGTGATCGCGGGGCGGATCGCCATGAAGGCCGCAAAGACGTCGGTCCATCCGGCGTCGATTTCGATGCGGCCGTTGCGGAAGACATTCTGGCCCTTCATGACCAGCTCCGCCTTGGTTCGCACCGAATAGTCGATGCCGCGCGCAGTCGGGAACCATTTGCGCACCAGCTCGAGCACCGCCATGCCGCTGCCCGTCGTGTCGATCGCGATATCGACGACGTTGTAATATTCGGCGACCTCTTTGATCAGATCGGCCTGACCCTGAAAATCGAGCCCATTCGCTCGCCGCTTTTCGAGGACGCGGAACTTTCCGCCGGGCTTCTCGGGCAGGCCGGTGACTGACAGCGCGGCGTCGTCACGCCCCTGCTTGTTAGGGTCATAGCCGATCGAAACCGGCTTCTCGCCATAGGGACGCCGCCCCGGCAATCCGATCAGCGCCGGCTTGAAATCCTTCCATGTGTAGAAGCTGTCGACGCGCGCGGGGCCGATCATCGACCAGGGGAAGCTGCTCTGGCTGTCGTCGATGAACTCGCATTCGTAGAGGTTGCGGAATTCATCGTCGCTGCTCTCGAGGCGCAGCTCCTCGATGTCGAACAGGAAATCCATCCCGCCCGCAATCGCGTCCTGCAAGGTCAGGATATGACACCAGCTTCCGTCCGGCATCATCGCGCCGCTGCGCAGGTTGCGCTTCGACACGTCGAACGGGCGCTGATCGGCCTTGCGCCGGCGGCGATTCCATTCCTCGCCCGACCAGAAGCTGTAGGCCTGGTGCGTGATTGCGCTGGGGGTCGAGAAATAGGTCCGCTTGTAGATCTTGTGCGTCGCCATCGCGCTGGCGACCTTCTTCAGCTCCGCAAAGCCGCTGACCCAGAAGAATTCGTCGAAATAGAGGTCGCCGTGCTCACTCTGCGCGGTCTGGGCGTTGGTCGAGAAAAAGTAGAGCCCGACCGGCTCGGCGCCATCGCCCATGTCGAGCAGGATCGGGTCGCCCTTCAGGTCGACGCCGGTGACTTTCTTCACCCACGCGGTGATGTAGCGGCGGAAGACCAGCACCTGCCGCTTCGAGGCCGACAGGAAAATCTGGTTGCGCGGCTGGCCGCCCAGGAAGCTCCAGCGCGCCTTCATCAGCGCTTCGCGGCCGAAATACCAGGTCGCGCCCACCTGGCGCGATTTCAGGATCTTGCGCGTCCGCTGGTCGCGCTGCTCCCACCAGAGCTTCTGGTGCGCCAGATTATGCTTGTGAAAATCCTCCTCGAGCGCGTCCCACTGTTCGTCGGTCAGGAAATTCTTGCGCTTTTCGGCGCGCTTCGCCTTCGCCGGCTCGTCGTTGCGGCGCGCGATATTGGGGTTGAGGTCCCCCTCCTTCCCGGTTTCGTGATATTTGCGGATCCGGGCCGTGCGCTCGAGGCAGCGCAGGAAGAAGTCGACCCGCTTCATGTCGCCTTCGGTGATTTTCTCGCCCTTGTCGATCAGGGCCGCGGCCTTCACCTCGATGCGGTCCTCGATGATCTGGACCGATTGCGCCTTTCGCCAGTCTCCGCGCTTCTTCCAGCTGGCGACGGTCGGCCGCGGAACGCCCAGTTCGCGGGCGATCTGGGTGATGTTCCACCCGCGCCAATAGAGCGAGCGGGCTTCACGCTCCGGATCGCGGCTGTCGGCGGGGCCGGGGATGCTTCCGGGGATGGGGGCGTCGGCAACGGGCATGGCGGCAAGCCATGCCCGCTTTCATCGGCCCCGCGCGCCTGTCCGCCCCTGTAAGACGCGCCGATACAAAGCGACGCGGTTGCAACAGAGAGGCGTTTTGCGGCCCAAGGCGGCATCTGCCGACGCCGGGACCGCTCACCGGCCAGGCGAGACCCTGATCACGCCGATGGAGCCGTCCCGATGAAATTCAAGCGCACCAAGCCCTTCCTGCTCGCCACCGCCGGCTCGACCGTCGACGGCCGCGTGATCGACGACAAGATGCTCGACGAAATGGCGTCGAGCTATAACCCCAAGACCTATGGCGCGCGGCTGAATATCGAGCATATCCGCGGTATCACTGGCGACAAGCCGTTCCGATCCTATGGCGACGTCGTCGAGCTGTCGGTCGGCGAGGTCGAAGTCGATTTCAACGGCACGAAGGAAAAGCGCAAGGCGCTCTATGGCGTCTTCGACGTGCTCGAGGACGCGCAGCAGCTGAACGCCGCGGGCCAGAAGGTCTATCCGTCGATCGAGATCGAGCCGAATTTCGGCGGAAAGGGCTTTGCCTATCTGATGGGCTGCGCGCTGACCGACAGCCCCGCCTCGATCGCGACCGAGCGGCTGCAGTTCAACACCGCCCGCCCCGGCGCTCTCAATCTCAACGGCGACAGCGCCGCCCCGCTCGAATTCGCCGACGAAAAGGGCGATACCACGCCCGAAGGCGGCAGCTTTTTGAAGGCCCTCACCGCCGTCCTCGACAAGTTCGCCGGCAAGCCCGCCGAACCGGCGGCGCAGCCCCAGGGCCAGCAGCCCGCCCAGGGCGCGGCGCCCCAAGCGTCCCCGGCGGCCGACGCGGCGATGCTGACCGGTCTCTTCACCGAAATGGGCAAGGCCTTCCAGGCTTCGCTGAACGACCTGCAGTCGACCTTTACGGGCGAGATCAACGCCATGGGGCTGAAACTCCAGGCGCTCGACCAGAAGTTCGAAGGGACGGCCGCCCCCGATCAGCCGACGCGGCCGAACGCCACCGGCGGGAATTTCGCCAAAACCGCCTTCTGACCCTCCAACCTTAACCCCCAGACCCGCGACCTCACTGACGCCAAGGAAGCACTTCGATGCACACCACCACCCGAATCCTCTTCGCTGCCTATGTTTCGCAGATCGCGCTGGTCAACGGCCTGACGGCTGACGCTGTCGAGACCAAGTTCACCGTCGCCCCCACGGTCGAGCAGAAGCTCGAGGAGGCGATCAAGCAGAGCAGCGAATTCCTGCAGGCGATCGAAATCACGACCGTCACGCAGCAGGTCGGCCAGAAGGTCGGCATCGGCACCACGCGCACCCTCGCCGGGCGCCGCAACACCGCCGCGGGCAATGCCCGTAACCCGACCGACCCGACCGATACCTCGGATCGCGGGCAGTATTTCTGCAAGCAGACCAATTTCGACTATGCGATCCCCTACGCCAAGATCGACGCCTGGCGGCACAAGCCCGAGTTCCAGACGCTGATCGCGGGCGCGATCGCTAAGCAGCAGGGCCGCGACCGCATCATGATCGGCTGGCACGGCACGTCCGCCGCCGTCGAGACCGACCGCGCCGCCAATCCGCTGCTGCAGGACGTCAACGAAGGCTGGCTGCACAAGATCCGCACCCACGCGGCCGAGCAGGTGCTCGATGACGGCGAGCTGACCGTCTATGACGATGGCGAAGATCACGAGGATCTGAAGGCGATCTATGTCAAGGCGGGTACGCTCTATGACGAGTCGCTCGACAACGCGACGACGGCCGAGGCGGATTACAGCTCGCTCGAGGCCCTGGTGCTCGATGCGAAGTCGCTGATCCCCGAATGGCACCGCCAGAATCCCGAGCTGGTCGTGATCGTCGGGCAGGATCTGCTCGACGACAAATATTTCACGATCGCGCAAAAGACCGGCGCGACGGCGACCGAGATCGAAGCGACCGATCGCATCCTGCGCTCGGAAAAGAAGATCGGCGGCCTTCCGGCTGTTGCCGTCCCCTTCTTCCCCGCCAACGCGATCCTGATCACGACGCTCAAGAATCTCGCGATCTACGTCCAGGAAGGCAGCCGCCGCCGCCTGCTGAAGGACGAGCCCAAGCTCGACCAGATCGAGAATTATGAGAGCGTCAACGAGGCCTATGTGGTCGAGGACTACGAGCTTTGCGCGCTGGTCGAAAATATCGTCATCGGCGCCGCGCCCGAGCGCGAGGAAGCGCCCGCCTAATACAACCGAGAGGGGCATTGATGCCGGCAAGCCCGTGACGGGGTGAACCGGAAGAGCCCCGCCGCACAGGGCCGGCGACCGTCACATCGCCG